TTAATCCTCCTTTAAATTTTTGATACTATCTTCAAGCATTTCATTTAAGCATGTTCCACCATTGTAGAATTGCATAATGTAGCTGTACGTCCCGTCATTGTTAGGAGTAAGGATTGAAATGTCCTGTGTATCCTCTTCTTCCTTGTCCTCAATGACTTCCCAAAGAACATCGTTGACCTCAATCACAATAGCTGGATAGGGATCATTTAACAATGCTTCTTTATAAGTCTTATAATATGCCCCTAACTCTATTTTAAGAGTCTTGCATTTCTGTTCACACCACCCTTCGACAGTATAATTATTCAAATCGACTTTCTTAATTTTGCCAATATGTCTTTTCATTTCACTCATAATTAACTTTCTTTTTTTACAATTTTACTAATCAAATTCTTTTTCCCGTTTTTTACGTCTACGATAAAAATCTAATATTGCGTCATCTCTGTCATTGAACATCCTTTTCGAGATCTTAACAATGATCCAAATGGATATAGCGAGTACAGCAATAAATAATAGTCCACCAACAACCATATAGATACGTACTAAGTCTGTTAGTCCAGATTGGTTTAAATAATCAATTAGATCTTTCATTTCTATTTTTCTTTTTTCATGATAATAAATATTAAATTAAAGAATGAACTGTTTCCAAAGGTCAATGAATTGTTTACCACAGTATTCTGACAATTTTTCATTTTTCAAACAAAGGCGAGACCCGCTACCCGCATGCGCAATAGCATTAGCGTAACTCGAACCGTAGAAAGCGAAAGAGGAAGGAGAACCATTAGTATTGAACCATGGGTACCATCTATAAACCCTACCATCACATACATCCGGTACCCAACCTTCGTTAAGGGCCTTGACAATTGTTGTCAACTTTTGATAAGCAATATCATGTTTAGTAAGACCGAGTTCCATCAACTTATTTTCATCAAGAGGACTGGTACTTAATTCGTGACATGCATCTTCATAGGTTTTAACTCTATCTGTTATCTTTTGAGAGAAAAAATCTTTTCCAAAAGACTCTTCCAAAATAGATTTTAACTCGCTGGAACCACTTTTGTAGAGTTCTCTAGCTTTTTGTTCACTGATTTGCAAAGTTTTCATTGTCAATTTTATTTTTAAGTTTCTTACTAATTTTCCTGCATTGTCTTGCTTTATCAAACTCGCAAGGTTTCTTACAATATTTATCAATTAATTCAGCACTCTTATCAAGGAGCCGAATAATGGTCTGCACATCTGTTTTGCATATTTCCATTGTTTTTAAGTATATGTTTGCGAATCCAAGAGAAACCACCATATAGCCATCTATTCTGTTTACACAATAATAACTTATCACCTTTGGGATAGAATATAACCCATCCAAATCCTTTTTTAGAAACAATGAATTCGAATCCAAAATCATTTCGTTGAATAACGTCATATCCTAAAGATTTGATAGCGGGAAGGATTGTGTTTACAAATTGACTATAACGTTCTTCTCTTCGCTGTTTTACAAATTGTCCGTATTCTTTTCCTGTTTCACTCATGGCAAATCTATTTTATCAAAATCAATACCTTTTTCATTCATAAAATCACCAAGAGCAATGATGTTCTCACGGGTAGTAGTAACTTTGAACGCTCTCGTCAATAATTCAGGTTGTTGTGTCCTGGATTGACTAAAAGGTACTTGTTCGTCAGCTTTTTGATTTGCCATCGCAAACGGATTGACCGGACGTGTTTTGGCTTGTTCTGCTTCAACAGCTTTACGAGCTTCTTCCGCTTGTTGCTTTTCTTGTTCCGCTCTAATCTTAGCTTCTTCTGCTGCCTTAGCTCGTTCGCGTTGTTCTTTCAGGCGGTTTGCGTATTGAATAGTAGAAGCGATATTAAGCGTGTCCATATAATAAGTGCGGAGAACATCATAGTCTTCGCCAAAACCTTTCAGCGTAGATAGCTCGTTTTCAACCTTAGCAAATATGGCATCAATATCCGAACAAACAGACTTCATGCTTGCAGTCTTGTTTAGCCATTCCAGTTTGAACACCTTGTTAAAATCCACAAGGTTAACATTCAATCCTTTAAAGTAAGTTTTGATAGCGGCTTTCTTCCTGTCTTTGTATTGCTGCTCATTCTGCTTGACTACAGTATCAATCTTAGCGGAGCATTCACCAATGAGCTTCACTGTTTCGTTTACTACCTCCTTGAATTCTCCAAAAGGTTTCATAAACTCCTTCTCTATTTCAAGGCGTTTGGAGTTGAGAGCTTTTGCAGCTTTGTTGAGAGAGGCTTTATCTCTCTTTGCCTGATCGATATTGTCATCCGTGTAGTTGGATATATCATACTTCGGCAAATTTGCCATTACAATATCTCGGATTTGCTTTGCATTGGTAGTAAGGCTACCTAACGTCTTTTCACTCACGACCAGTTCTAGGTCGCTTTCTTGAATTGCTAATTGTGTTTCCATTGCTCTGTTTCTACTAATAGTTTATTTATTTCTCTAATCTTTATTTTATTCCTAGATATAGCAACTTTTAAATCATGAATTTTCTTTTCATTGGAAACGACCTCCAAACGTTCATAAATTTTACATATATCCTGTTGAATATTATTTTTCTCCTTAATTAAATCACACTTAATATAAGATGAAATCTTGTTCCTATATATATCAGCAAATGTTTTCATATTACTCAATATCAGCTATTTGGTTAATAATATCGTCTGCCATACGAATGCGTTTCTCCATTTCAGCGAAGACTTTTTCATCAGGTAATATGTGTACAATATGAATAGGATCTATTTGAAAAGGATTATAAACGACAAAATCAGTTCTTTGTGCTCCAGTGCACATCATGTGAGCACAGCATTGGTAGAAGTATTTAGGATTCATTTCTAACAATGAGTCATTGTCATGAACATCGGATTTGTATCTCATAAATTTGCTTTGGTCAAGGCATTTGATTTCCAAACATAATTTGATTTGGCTATCTTCATCATAAAAGAAACCATCAGGACTACTCGCGAAATTAGGAATAGTAGGATGTTTGCATGAACCGACTTCTATAATATGCAAGCCTGTTTTTTTAGCATAAAGATTACGAGCATATTCCTCTTGCTCATTACCCCACTGCATTGCTTTGGAGTTTACATTTACTTGTTGCAAGTATATCCCGAATGTATAATCATCATTTATAATATCGGGATCCATAAATCTTTCACCTGCAATTTGATAAATATAAGTTTTGGCGGCATCTGAAAAGCGGTCATTACGACCACTCTTCATTAATACTCCGCATTCACTTCCTGTGATACAGCCTAATCGTTTTCTGTACCATTCAATTGTATGTTGGGCTTCCATTATAATAATGTTTTTTGAACCGGTTTGTCATTCGTGTTATTTTGAGGTTGATTTACAGGTTGATCCGGTTTAGGTTGTTCTTCTACTCCTGCATTTTTAAGAGCAATTTCGGCAAGTTTATTAGCTTTAGATTCTTTATCTGTGACATCCTCATATTCGGCAAACTTAACTTCTTGCTCTTCCTGTGTGTACATTGCGCCCAGTTGAGCTGGGAAAGCTTCGCGTAATGCCTGAACTTTGGCAATCTTGGAAATCATGGTGGATTTTTTTTCATTCCATATAGATTGCTTTTTGTCGTATTCGGAAAGGTTGACTTTTGCTACAATCGGAAATTTGCGGTCAGACCGGTAAACTTCGCACCATCCTCCTACAAGTACATCTGTTTTTTCATTATAGAAACAGCCTTCTACTTCTACAATCTGATTGTCTCTGATAATAATGATACCCGCCTTGAAGCCTTCGTATTGTTCACTGGCATCAGCACGTTTGAAAAATGCTTCTTTGCTGACAATCATCTGTGCTGGTTGTTGTCCGAACTTAACTAGAAATGCTTCGTTTAAGAATGGATTAAGCTGGTTGAATTTACAAATACTAATGAACTGAACAATATCTTGATCGGATACCTGTCCGTTGCCTTTAGTCAAATAGTTACGTACAATATCAAATGATAATGCCACGTCGTTACCCGCAACTTGATAAATGGTTTTGCCTTTACCAAATATTGCCAATGCATCATTTTCCTGTTTTGTTAATTTGTTTTCTTCCATTGCTCAAATATTTTAAAGTTTAACAATATCTCGCCAGCCCTTGCATTAAGCAAAGGCTAGTTCTCTCTTCTTCTAAGCTTTTTTCTGTATATCCTGATGAAATACCAGAAGCGTGCAATTTTAATCTCTTGTTGATTTCTTTTTTGACATCGGATATGTCTTCCTTGATAAGCTGGATTATTTCTGCTTTCGGTGAATATCCATATTCAGGAAGATATTCAAGGTTGATAGATTCCACCTTTTTTAACTCGGCTTCTAATTGCTGTAATTCATCATTCATGGAATTCTGATTTGAAAGTTTCATACGTGATACCGATAGCGTCAAGTATTTCTCTTAATCTTCTGTTTTCTTTTTCCTTGTTTTCAAGAAGACATTGTTCATACATAATTTTATATGTAAGTGAAGCTAAGTCTTCATGACTCATTGCTAGTAATTCTTCTTTTGTTTTCATTGCTCTTATGTACGCTTTATATGTACTTTACTTTTAGTTTTACATCTATCGGTTTGTCTTTCATAGAAGAGAAAGCATTGAGTATTTTGTCTTTCGTTAATCTGATCGGAGTGTCTATAATTCTCTTATCTATAATTGTAAGAGGAAGTTTTCTTCCACTATATGTTATCAGGATAATTTCTTGAATTATATACGGAGATTTACTCATCTTCATGCTCGAATCTTTTATTGTGTTTTTCAATATACACCGAGAGATATCCGAAAATCCCAAATGAAATCCAAAACGAAATCTTATATGGATTTTCCACCAGTATTACCATCGCTATAAATGATAGAACCCAAAGTGTTAAAACTACATCTTTTTTCATAACTGATTGATTATCTTTTAATTACGATGTAAAACTACTTTATTTTTTACTTTAAAGCAAATATTTGACTTGTAAAATATTTGTCTTTAACTTGATATAACTATTTGATTATCAGTTATTTTAAGGTTGCGTTTTTTATTACATCATAGGCATTGCAATACCATCTACCATTTTGTCGGTTAGTAGGTTTTTTTTCAGCACGAATATCGCCAGAGTCTACCAGTCGGAATAACCTACCTCTTCCACCGACTATATCGGCTGCTTCCCGTTGCCCGAAGGTTTTGTCATTTAGTACAATTTTCAAAACTTCCTCGTTAATCATATTATCTAATCTTTAAAAAGGTTGTTCTTGTGCGCGTATTGAATAAATTCTGATTTCTCATGAATACCTAGTTTGATATATACAGATTTGATATGATTCTTTACTGTATGAGGAGAGAGGTAAAGTTTGTCTGCTATCTCTTCGTTATTAGCTCCTTGGTATACCATTTGCATTACTCTCATTTCTGCATCTGATATACGGCTGTAAAATTGGGGGCAACAGATAATACCTTCATACTTGCATTCTCCGCGCATAGGACATTTTACACGTTCAAAGTTGAATCCTCCCTTTTTATCAATATCTCGACTGGTATTATCTAATTCTCCAAAATTGCATTTACAAAAACGCCTTACCATGAGATATTGAAAATATGGAATATTCTGTGCGCTTTTTTGGTAACATTCCATCAGCGCCTTATATGCATCTGGGTAACATTCGCGTATACGATCCAATATACTTTTTATTAGTCCTATGTCTTTATCGGTCACAGGTTGGTTGCTTCCATCAGGGAATAGACACCAAAGTTCATCTTCAAATATGTAGAACTCTAAATCTTTCATTGCTCAATAGTTTTTTATTCAGACCATAAATTGTTACGTGGAATTCCTGTTATTTCAGATAGTATCGAGATATGTTCTGGATTATTAGGTTTCATGCCATATATAACCCAATTTCTTGCAGCAGTAAATGATACTCCTGTTCTTTTAGTGATCTCATTGATGAACTCTGTTTTGGGGTGAGTTGAGTCTGGTAAGCTCTTATAATAGCCTTTTAGGGTCATTCTTTGACCTTCATTTGGCAAAATGCTTGTTTTTAATTCAGCTTTCATTATCTTTGCAGTGTTATATATTAATGTTGTTGCAAATATAATCATTTAATGATATAAACTACTATTGAATAGTTTATATTAACATTTATTACATCCATGAATCGTATAAAGGAGCTTAGAACGAAGTTGAGCTATACTCAACTTCAGATGGCGGAAATACTGGGAATAAAGCAAAATGCTTATTCTAGTATAGAAACGGGTAAAGTATCATTAACTGATAGAAATCGGACTGTTTTAGAATCTAAATTTCACTTGACTCCAGGGTGGTTGCAGGGGGATGATGTATCTATGTTTATAAAAGGGGATACTGTTGCCGGAATAATAGGTGGGGGAATGTCGAGGAATAACAGGGAGAGATTGAAAGAACAGATTTTAGAAGAGCTTGTGGATCAAAGGATAGAATCGCAAAATGATTCGGTTTCTATGAGTCGCGAGGTATTTGAGCAAATTTCGAGGTTGACAGAAACCGTTTTGTCACAACAAAGGACGATTGAATCCATGCAGGAGCAAAATAGAAAATTTCTTGCCCTGCAGGGGATGGATGTAAGATGTGCTCATGTAAGTGGGTCGGATATTTCAACAAACGACATAAAGAACCAAAATATAAATAAGGAATGAAAATATCGGAAGAAGGGGTGGCCATAAGCAAACGTTTTTTTGCAGCACTGGCAATGCTAAAGGAGCAAAAAAAAATTAGAGGATTGCAAACTTTTACGAGAAATCATGATATAAATCGTTGGAATATAAATCAGGTTAAATTTTATCCAGATAGAAGTGTTTTAAAGCCAGAATGGATTGCTTATATACATGATGATTACGGTATTTCTGTTACTTGGATAGTGTTGGGAAAGGAACCTGTATTTGATCCGAAATGGAAAGGGGGAGGCAAATAAAAAGTGCAAAAACTTATCTCCGATGATAAATAGACGCTTAGTAATCAAATAATAATCAGTGTTTTAACCTATATTTTGGAGAAACATTCGTAACGCGTAGGTCGCCAGTTCAAGTCTGGCTAGCGGCTCTCAAATTAGAACGCTGATTATTATTTAATAATCAGCGTTCTAATTTTTACAGGATTTCCTGTTCTTAAAAAGGAAAATCCTGTGTATGTAATAGATGTGAAATATAAAAATGTAATCTATGTTGAGTCGTATCATTGTTTTAGTTGTCGCCGGAGTAGCTGTAGTCTATATCGTTCGCTTTATAGATAACTTCTTCTCCCAGCGTAGAAGATAA